AATACCAATGAGCGATTATCAATTTAAGAAATATGAAGAATATCGCCATGAAGAAAGAAAGTCAGAGGGTAAACCTAAAAAAAGTGTTGTTGACGCAGATGGCACATTTAAAGAGCCATCATCTACATATCGCATATTTTCACGTTTGGCTTGTAACTTTGTAATGCCTGTGCCACCAGGTCGTCCTATACCTAAAAATTTTATTAAGAATATACCTGAAGAAGAGAAAGCAAAAGCGCAAGCAAAAGCAGAAGCAGAGAAAACAAAAACTCAAACTCAAGTTCAAGCTAAAGTAGAAGCAGAAGTAAAAGCAGAGCCAAAGTTAGATGCTAAAGCATTAAAAGAGCAGGAAAAGAGACAAAAACTTCTAGAAAAAGAGCAAAAACTTCTAGAAAAAGAAGCAGTTCGTGCTTTAAAGGAAAAACAAAAGGAAGAAGCTAAATTAGCTAAGGAAGAAGAGAAGAGGCAAAAAGAGCAAGCTAAAGCAGAAGCTAAGGAAGAAGAGAAGAGATTAAAAGCACAAGCTAAAGAAGAGGAAAAACGAAGAAAAGCAGAAGAAAAGGCTTTAAAGAAGAAGACAAAAGTTGGTGGTGGACCAGATGATAGTGATAGTGATTCTGATTCATATTCTGACACTGATTCTGATACTGATTCTGAGAGTGACAGTGATAAAGAAGATAATACTGATTCTGATACAGATTCTGAGAATGATATTAATAATGATCAAGGAAGAGGTGGTGATGAAGATGATATTGAAGAACTAGTATTACCTGGTAATCCTGATGAACCCGTGGCATTACAAGGCTACAAGGATGTTGACGCTAATTTAAGAGATGCCGATGAAATAGAAGGTGATGAATTTTTAGAAGCAATGGGCGATACTGACTATAAAACCGCAATTGTTCAAGCATATGATTACTTAAAGAAATACAAATCACAATATTTAGTTGAAGATAAACTAGAAACATATAGTCCCAAATTTTTAGCAATGCTTAATAATATTGACAATCCTGAATATAGAGGTCTCCATCTTGTATATAGTCAATTTAGATCAATGGAAGGTATTGGTATCTTTTCATTAGTTCTTGAAGCAAATGGATTTGCTCAGTTTAAAATAAGAAAAACCGGAATAGATAGTTGGGAGCTAAATATGAGCGAAGAAGAAATGGGTAAACCAACATTCGCATTATATACTGGAACAGAAGATGCTGAAGAACGAGAAATTATTCGTAATATTTATAACGGAATGTGGGACAATATTCCTAATAATATTGCTGCTCAGTTGCGCCGAAAGAGTTCAAATAATAATTTAGGTGAAATTATAAAAGTTCTTATGATTACATCTGCTGGATCAGAAGGTATTAATTTACGTAATACACGTTATGTTCATATTATGGAACCATACTGGCATCCTGTTCGTGTTGAACAAGTTATTGGTCGCGCACGTCGTATTTGTAGTCACAAGGATTTACCTGAGGAACTACAAACAGTTGAGGTCTTTATTTATATTATGGAATTTACAAAAGCACAATTAGATAGTGAATTAGCAATTGAATTACGAATTAAACCACAGGATAAAAGTAAATTAGTTCCTTATCCTGTTCAAACATCGGATCAAAAATTATATGAAATTTCTACAATTAAGGAACAATTATCAACGCAACTATTGACTGGAATTAAGGAAGCATCAATTGATTGCGCAACATACACAAAATCAAATACAAAGGAAGGTTTAGTATGTTTATCTTTTGGAAAACCAAATGCTTCTGATTTTGCTTATAATCCAAATTACGCACAAGATGAGAATGATACAGTTGCCGCAATTAATCGTGTAACAATAGATTGGGAGGCACGTCCATTTACAGTTTCAGGAAAACAATATATGTTGCGTATGGATACTAATCAAGTATATGATTATGATAGTGTTATTCAAGCATTAAAAACACCAGGTGTGTTACCTATATTAATTGGAAAATTAGTTAAGACACGTGATGGAAACTATGAAATTATTAAAGATAAAATGTAAATATTAGATGTAAATACTATAATAACTTTTATTTAAGAAAATTAAGTAAATAAAAATTTTATATTTTGGATTTTAAAAATTTAGAATAAAGAATAAAGAATTTTGAGGTATATTATATTATATTATACTATAATATAATGTCCACGAGCACGTACACGGATACTAACAACAACGTAGTTTACACATATACTGTCCCTGGTTCTGGAAACATAGGCACTGCTATTGTAGATGCGAATCAAGATCTTGGACTTGTTATTGGTGATATAACCTTTTTATCTACATTTGTGGTAGATTCAGTAACATATACAGTAACAAGTATTTCGGATTACGCATTTTCAAACGGCAGTTTAACATCAGTAACTATACCTGATACAGTTACAAGTATTGGTGCTTATGCTTTTGATAATAATGCTATAACTAGCGTTAATATAGGATCAAATGTAACAATCATTGGTAATAACGCATTTCAAAGTAACCAGATTTCATCTCTTATTATTCCTAATAAAGTTACTACTATTGGTACATCCGCATTTCAAAGTAACCAGATTTCATCTCTTACAATTGGAACAGATGTAACAACTATTGGTCTATCAGCATTTCAAAGTAACTTATTATCTACATTGTTTATTCCTTTTTCAGTAACTACTATAAGTAATCTTGCGTTTAAGAGTAATAGATTAACAAAGGTATATTTTTTCAATATTCCACCTATGGGTTCATCTTCAACTGCTTTTACTACAAATATTACTGGAATTATAGCTTACTATATTGATACATCAACATCTACTCAAATAAGTAATTTACCTAGCACATTTACTGCTTTAAATAGAATATCAATGACAAAGATTGAACTATTGAAAAATCAAATAATACAATTATCAAGTCCAACAATACAAGCTAATAGTGTTGAATATTTGTTATCTGATAATTTTACATTGGCTGAAATGATTAGTGCCGAAGCACCCGCAAACTGGTTACTATCATATTATACTCAACAGCAACTTGTTGATGCTAATTTTTCTATTTCTCAACTATTACTTGCTAATGGTGTTTCTCCATTATCATTATTTAATTGTGGAGTATCAGTTGCTACTTTAAAGAGTTCAAATGCGGATACTAAACTAATGATTAATCAATTTGATCTACCAGTTTTGCTTGAAGCAAATTATACTGTTGCTGAATTAAAATCAGCCAGTGAATCTGTTATTGCTCCAGTTGTTACTAATGATAAAAAGATTACTATTGCTAATTTGAAATTATATAACGCTAATGTGTTACAAATGTTAGGATCATATTCACTATCACAATTAATTGCTAATGATTATCGTGTTGCTACTTTATTAGGCGCAAATCCTACTATTTCTCTAGCCAGTTTTGTAAATGCTAGTGCTCCTTTATGGGATTTAATGAATAATTATGCTATTTCTACTTTAGTCCCTTATTTTACACTTGTTCAATTAATTAATTCTAGTAATGAAAAGCTTGATGGTGTTTTTAAGGTTACTGATACAGCTAAGCAATCTCTTGATTTAAAAATTGGAACGCTAAAAACTGCTGCTGCCAATACTAAAGAAATGATGAACTACTTTATATTAACTGATTTAATCACTGCTGGATATACTGTTTCAGAATTAAAAACAGCAAGTGAGTCTGTTGTTGCGCCAGTTGTCACACCAGGTAATAAAGTAACAGTTGTGCGATTTAGATTAGCAAATGCTAATGTTTCTCAAATGTTAAACGCATATCCATTATCTGATTTGATTGCGGGTGATTATCGTGTTGCCACTTTATTAGAGGCTAATTCTACTCTTACATTAACTAATTTTGTATCTGTTAGTACTCCTTTATGGGACTTGCTAAATGTTTATTCTCTTTACGACTTATTGGCTTATCCTTTTACAGTTGCTCAATTAATTGCAGCAAGTAATGAGAAAGACGCACAGAATAACTATAAGGTTACTAGAATAGAATTTCAACAACTTGGTACTAAAGCAGACAAATTTAAGGCTGCTGGAAATGCGGCAGTTACTCAAATGTTAGGTTCATTTAGTTTAACCGCTTTATTTGCCGCTGATTATAGAGTAGCAGTTTTATCAGCTGCTAATCCAAGTCTTACATTAGCTGATTTTGTAAGTGGAAGTCCTCCTTTGTGGGATTTAATGAATAACTATTCTTTATCTAGTTTGGTTCCATATTATACTCTTGATCAACTCATTACATCAAGTAATGAAACGGTTGATGGTGTATTTAAAGTTACTAATGCTGCTAAGCAGTCTCTTGATACAAAAGCAGAGACAATGAAAAATGCTGGAGCCAATATTAAAGAAATGTTGAATGCGTATGTATTATCTGTTTTAATCACAATTGGGTATAATGTTATTGATTTAATTAATGCCAGTGATGATACTAATGCTCCCGTTGTTACTGCTAGCAATAAAGTTACAGTCACTAAATTTAGAGAAGCTAATGCTCCTAAAACAGAGATGATGAATGCTTACTCATTAGCCGATTTATTCTTATATGGATATAGTGTTGTAGAAATAATTGATACAAGTAATATAATTGTTAGTGGCGTATATACAGTAACTGATCCTAATAAACAGGCTCTTGATACTAAACCTCAAATATTAAAGAGTGCCAATGCGCCAGTTACTGAAATGTTGAATTACTTCAGTCTAGCAACATTAATGAATACTCCAGTTAGTTATACTGTTGCTCAATTAAAACAGGCTAGTGAGAGTTCTGATGTTTTAGAAGCTAATAAGGTAAGTGTATCTAAATTTAGAACTACATTTGCCAGTATTGGTGTTGCATTAAATACATCTTTAATTTCAATGACTGGAAGTTATAGTTTAGCAGAGTTAGTTGTAGTATATACAGTATCAGAATTGGCTGGTTATGACTCAACAATAACAATTGCTCAGTTTTATAATGCTTCAGCAAATGTAGCTCAGATGATGGCATACTTTCAATTAGCTGATCTAATTAGCAATGATATATACAGTGTCCAAACTTTTTTATCAAATAGTAAAACTCCCCAAAGTTTAATTGATAATGGAATGCCTTTATGGAAAATGTTAAATCATTTTGATGGCAGTCTTGGATATCTTAGACAAGCTAATAGTGCCACAACCTTATTAAGTATTACACAATTACTTGATGCGGTTGCTAACTCAAATACAGATGCTAATAAAAAGAATTTAATTGCTACTTCATTTTATTTGGGTTCTGGTGCTCCTTTCTCAAAACCAAGCAATGTTGATACACCTACTTTAGCCCAGGTAACTACTCGTAATTATGATATATTTAATAACTCAACATTAATTCAATTACTTAAAGTAACAGATTACTCAATTGACTACATAATTACTACAGGTAATGATGTTATTGTAACAAATGCTTCTCTTAAGAATCTTACAGTTCAGTCATTTAAGGATGCTTCTAATAATGATCCTGAAAATTGGATTCACGACAATAGAATATCAAACTTTATTGACTACTTTTCTTTATCTGATTTAGTAAGTGATTGGTCTGTATATGAATTATTATATAGAGGTACTATCAGTTTTGTTAGTGCTGGAAAAGTTGTTACATTAGATAGATTAAAGATCGCAAATGCGCCTGTCTGGGATATGTTAAATAATTTTACTTTAACCCAGTTAGTTAGTGGTGGATATACTAGTACTGAATTGGTTACTGCTAGTAGTGATGGTAGAGTAACTGAGAATGCCAATAAAAATATTACATTAACCTCAATGATAAGTGCTGGCGCGGTTTTATATGACTTAATGAACTATTACACATTGGCCGAGTTAATAGCAGTTCCTTATTCAGTTGCGGATTTAATTATTGCCAGTAATTTGAAAGTTGGAGATGTATATAAAGTCACTAATACTAACTATCAACAACTTGATACAAAAGCATCAACATTTAAAGCGGCAAATGCTCTTTTAAGTCAGATGGTTAATTCATTTTCTTTATCTGCTTTAGTTGCTGCGGATTATCGTGTAAAAGATCTTAATGATACTCATCCTGCTTACACTTTACTTAATTTTGTAAATGTTCCTACTCCTCTATGGGATATGTTGAACTATTATACATTAACTCAGTTATACACTTATTATTCTGTTTTAGATTTAAAGAATTCCAGTTATGATGGGCGTGTTACACTTGAGGCGAATCAAAGTCTGACTGTTCCTAAGTTTAAGGCTAATTCTGCTCCTTTGTGGGATATGTTAAATGCTTATACAACATTGGCTGATTTAGTACCATATTATACATCAAATGAATTAATTACAGCCAGTCAGGATAATCGTGTTACTGTTACTGCTAACCAAAATCTTACACTAACTAAATTTCAATCTGCTGGTGAAGATTTATGGGACTTAATGAATGCTTATACATTGTTTGAATTATTAGCTGTTAATTATCTTATTACTGATTTAGTAACAGCAAGTCAGGATAATAGAGTAACAGTTACAGCTAATCAGAATCTTACTATAGATAAATTTAAAGATGTTAATACTAGTAATAATAAACTATGGGATCTTGTTAACTATTATAGTTTAACTGACTTAGTAAGTGCTGGTTATACTGTTAATGAATTAAAGACAACTGTAAATGATGTTAGAGTTTTTTCAGAAAAAACAGTTACTATAGCTAGATTAAAGATTGCCAGTGCTTCTATTTCTCAAATGTTTAATGCTTATCCTTTGGCTGATTTAATTAGTGCCGAATATACTGTGGATGAGTTAATTACTGCCAGCACTATTACTGATGCTTCAGGTAATGTTATTACTACTGATGTTACTATTGCTGAATTTAAGTTAGCAAGTGCTTCTATTCCTCAGATGTTGAATGCTTATCCTTTGGCTGATTTAATTAGTGCCGGATATACTGTTGATGAATTAATTACTGCTAGCGCCGATGCTTTAGTTACAAGTGAAAATAAAGTTACTATTGCTAAGTTTAAATTGGCCAATGCTTCTATTCCTCAGATGTTAAATGCTTACCCATTGGCTGATTTAATTAGTGCCGGATATACTGTAGATCAGTTAATTACTGCCAGCACTGATGCTTCAGTTATTTCTGCTGGTAATGATGTTACTATTGCTAAGTTTAAATTAGCAAGTGCTTCTATTCCTCAGATGTTGAATGCTTATCCTTTGGCTGATTTAATTAGTGCTGGATACACTGTTGATGAATTAATTACTGCTAGTGCCGATGCTTTAGTTACTGCTGGAAATAAGGTTACTATTGCTAAATTTAAATTAGCAAGTGCTTCTATTTCTCAAATGTTGAATGCTTATCCTTTGGCTGATTTAATTAGTGCTGGATATACTGTTGCTCAATTGATTACTGCTAGTGCTGATGCTTCAGTCATTGCTGCTGGTAATGATGTTACTATTGCTAAATTTAAGTTAGCAAGTGCTCTTATAACACAAATGCTAAATGCTTATCCTTTGGCTGATTTAATTAGTGCCGGATATACAGTTAATGAATTAATTACTGCCAGTGCTGATGCGTCTGTTACTGCTGATAACAAAATTAGTATTGCTAAATTTAAGTTAGCTAGCGCTTCTATTCCTCAAATGTTGAATGCTTATTCTTTGGCTGATTTAATTATTGCCGGATATACTGTTGCTGACTTAATTGCTGCCAGTGCTGATGCTTTAGTTACTGCTGGTAATAAAGTTACTATTGCTAAGTTTAAGTTAGCAAGTGCTTCTATTCCTCAAATGTTAAATGCTTATCCTTTGGCTGATTTAATTAGTGCTGGATACACTGTTGATGAATTAATTACTGCTAGTGCCGATGCTTTGGTTACTACTGGTAATAAGGTCAATATTGCTAAGTTGAAAGCCGCAAGCGCTTCTATTCCTCAGATGTTGAATGCTTACCCATTAGCTGATTTAATTACTGCTGGATACACTGTTGCTGACTTAATTGCTGCTAGTGCGAATGCTCTTGTTACTGCTGATAATAAAGTTACTATTGCTAAGTTTAAATTAGCAGTTGCCCCTATTTGGGAAATGTTAGATAATTATGCTTTATCTAGTTTAGTTTCAGCCGGATATACAACTAGTGAATTAGTAATAACTAGTGCTGATGTTAGAATTACAAGAACCGCTAATAAAAATATTAGTTTGGGAACTATTATTACAGCAGGTGCTCCTTTATATGATTTAATGAACTTTTATACATTGGCGCAATTAATAGCTCCTCCCGCTTCTTATTCAGTTGCGGCATTAATTACTGCTAGTAACTTAAAAGATGACAATAATAATTATAGAGTTAATGATACTGACTATCAACAGCTTGATTTGAAACCAGCAACATTCAAAGCAATAAATGCTAATATTACTCAGGTAATTGGTTCATTTACATTAGCTAATTTAATTGCGGTTGATTATCGTGTTCAAATCATAAAGAATAATAGTTCATACACAATAGCTAATTTCAAGGCGGCATCAGCTCCCTTATGGGATATGTTGAATAATTATACATTAGAAAGTTTAATTAACAATGGTTATACTGTTGCTGAATTAAAACTTGCTAGTCAAGATGTTAGATCCACTGTATATGTTAATATTAGTCCCCAGAGATTTATTGAAGCTACATCAGTTACTGATTATGTTGCTTTAGCTACTGACATCTTAAATAATTTTACTTTAGCTCAGGTTACATCTCCTGGTTTCCGTGTATCACAATTAATAACATATAGTAGAGATGTTAGAGTTACTGTTTCTGCTAATCAAAATCTTGTCATAGCTGATTTCAAGACTAGATCAAATGCTCCTACTTGGGATATTCTTCTCAACTATTCAATTGCTGAATTAGTAACTGCTGGTTATACTGTAGCTGAGTTGAAGCTTACAATTCCTAACAATGCTTCATTACCATTATCTAAACAAGTTACAATAGCTACTCTTAAAATAGGTGCTGCTAACTTACAAGATATTATTAATAACTATACTTTACGTGAATTGGTTGATAATTCACTAGCTGGTGGATATACATTGACAGAATTAATTACAGCTAGTGATTCTACATCAGAACCTCTTGTTACTGCCGATCATAAGATTACATTAGCAAGATTATTAGCATTAACACCTCTTCCCGCATATACTTATTTTTTGACTCATTATACTACATTAGAGTTAATTCAAGGAGGAGTATCTCAAGTTGCTTTGGCTAACATTGATACTTCTATCATAGGACAAGTTGAAGCATTAGGATATAAACTTGTCATAACAACTCCACAACTCTTAAGTGTAACAGTAGTAAATGGAATTGCAGTTCTTTCATTAAATCAAAAAACAGGTAGTGATGTAAATATTGCGAAATATTTTGTTTCACATAGTAATGATAATGAGAAAACATTTACACCATTTACCGAATTAATGGATATAACTCAAACACCAAATGTTCCCCAATTAGGTAATACATTATATGTGTCAGGTCTTACAGTTGGTCGTTATTATTCTTTTAGAATTATGGCCTTGTGTGGTACTGTTTATAGTGCTGTTTCTAATACAATCCATAATATCTTGATCTAATCTAGTTATTTAGAACTAATTTGTCAACTATTTGTTTCATCATTATAGTAAGTGTATCTATCTTATTAGAAAGAATATCTATTTTTTCTTCTAATACACTTAGTTGTATTTGATTAACTTGTTCTGTTTTTGATTGATTTTTTTTTAATTTGCTGAAAATATTATTAATATTTGAAATATTTTCTTCATTATCTTCTCTATTTATATTTATATTTATATTTGTATTTGTATCACTATAATCTTCAATTTGCGTTATATTATCATTAAACGATACTGATTTTTTAATAGGACTTGTATTTTGGTTGGATTCTTTTTGTCCTTGTATTTGTTCTATATCAAATTTACGCTTTGCCATTGTCTCAGCAATAAGTGCTTCCATTTCAGTTATTTTTAACTCGGGTTCAGTTTTATCAGAAAAATCAATAGGCTTAGGTTTTTTGCCATTTATTGAGTTTTCAAATTCAGCACGTTTACTTGTTAATTGTTTTTCAAAATCATTTTGTCTCATTGTATGAATATCTTCTACTTTATATGGTTCATCTATTGTTATTACTTCATCACTTATATTTATTTTTTTTAATTGCTGCTGTTGTAACTGTTCTTGTTTTAAATTTGGAAATAGTTGATTTACCGCAATAAGAAGTTGATTCAGAAATTGTTTATTTAGATTCATTAATCCCATATTTGGATTTGCTCTTACTTTAAATAAATTTACATTGCCATCAAATACTGTTTTGATATTTTGAATAACTGGACCAGAATTTGGGCTATTTATATGAAGCTCATCTAACAAAACTTCCCATAACATAGCTAAATTTTTTGGATTTATAAAATGCTGTATACTAGGACTTAGATTTATAGAATGGTTTGAATTTATCATTATTTTATTTATATAATAAGATAATGAGTATTTTTTATGTTATTATTTTTATAACTTCTTTATAACTTCTTTATAACTAAAGGTCTGTATTATAATATATTTTTCTAAATTGCTCCATATATTTATCTTTTAATACGTGTGTCTTTAAATAGTGTCCAGTAATTTTGTCTTCTAACATATGTATTATAAAATATATTGAATACACACCACACTCTGTATTTTTATATTGATGCTCTACTGGATAATTTTGGTCAAATTTAAAATCAATAGGTTCTTCTAGTTTTTTACCTTGTTCAGTAACCATCTTAACAAATTTCATTACTTGACTAGGTGCTTTATCACCAGCACTGTCAAAGAAAAATATTGTTCCTTTTTTAATATTAATAAATAATGATATCCAATGTTCACCATCTTTGTCATGTGGATCAGTATTAAATATTACACCAATTTTATTCTTTCCTTTTTTAATTTGGTCTGCTAAACTAAAATGACATAGTTCTTCCCAAACGCACTCGCCATATAATTGATGTGTATCATAATCAATTGGAGATGGACCTAAGAAATCAAAGCATTTATAAGTTTTTTCATATTGATTCATAACTTCAATAATATCAATACTAGACAACCATTCATTAGGATTCTTTTTCCATTCAATTGGCTCTACTGGTGAAAATGACTCTAATAATTCTTTCTCCATTTTAGTGCCTTTAGTCATTTGACGAACCCAGCATGACTCCTTATTACACACTTTAGCATAATAGTTTTTAAGCATTTGCCATATTTCCTTGGAATCATTTGTTGTTATTTTTTTATCAGGATGTCTGGCATTCCACATATTTCGTAATTTTTGTAGATCGCCATCTGTATAACAAGTATATTCTTTAACTTCATTTTTATCTTTTGGACTACAATTTAATTTTTGAAATGTCTTAGACTGATCTTGATTTTGACCTTGATGACCTTCTAAATTATTAGTAGATTTGTTAGTTTGTTTCATTTTTCGCTTAGTTTTTTTATGATTATTTTGTATTTTTCTTGTTCTTTTTCTCCTTTTACCTATATTTTTATTTACATTATGTCTTGTTTTCATCTTCATATAAATAATAGATATTTTTCTTTTATTTATAATTATAATTAGGTTATTTACTAATTTATTTATTTGAATTATTATTTCTAGGTATAATGCTATTTTGTTTGTTAGTTTGTTTTACCTTAGTAAACCAATCTAATGGTAATTGTTTAATATCTTCTACTCCTTTAGATTTTGTGGGTCTATTAACTTTTTTATAAACCTTAGGATAAATAGTAGAAGATGTTGTAAATGTTTTTTTGGATTTACTAATTTCTTCTTCATTTGTTTCACTTAAATCATTATTTGTTTCACTTAAATCTTCATTATCATCATCTTCTTCGTCTTCATCATCTTCATCATCTTCATTTGTTTCATTTAAATTTTCTTCATCTTCATCTTCATCTTCATTATTAGTTTCACTTAAATCTTCTTCTTTATCTTTTTCATGTTCATCTTCTTCGTCTTCTTTTGTTTCACTTAAATCTTCATCTTCTTCTTCGTCTTCATTTGTTTCACTTAAATCATCATTGTTAGTTTGTAGTTCTTTATCTTCTACATCATCTTCTATTTCATTTACGCTTTTATTAGTTTCAGCCTTCATTTTAAGATAATATATGCTTTTTTCAACAAAATAATTATAACTATGTTTAACATCTTCTAACAAATCTTCTGGAAAATCGTCATTTACCATCTTATTAAAAAGCTCAATAAACTGTTCTTTATATATCTCCATATCTGTCTTCATTTTATCTTCCTCTTTTTGCTTAATCTTTTTATTTAGTTTATGTAATTGTTGTTTACTAATTAAAAAATTTAATGTTATTTGATTTACTAAATCCTCTGACATTATATAATATTTGTATGATAATTATATAATATATTTTACATATATTTTTTACATAGGTTACATAGGTTTTATAGTCTACAAATTTAAACATTAGTAGGTTTCGTTAAATCCTTTACTTGTTGTCTAGTTGCGTTATTAAATAGTCCATATCCAATTGAATTTGGTTGAGGATTAGGATTAAAGGGGCAATATTGTTCATTCTTAAACAAATCAGGAAATGGCTGAACAATTGAGTTATTTTGTTTCCATCCATATTTATATAAATCACTATTGCTACTAGGAACATAAAATGCTTGACTACATTCTTGAATAGCGTTATATTGACCTCTTAAATCAGATTCTTTATTTACATTTGTAGCAAAACCTGACCATGGACCAAAGTCATTACCGGGATTAAATGTATTTCTAGGATTATATGTAGCTTGTTGCTTAAGTGGCACATTAGAAGGTGTTCTTAAATCAATTACCGGTAATAAAGCATATTTAGTTGATACAGATCTGGCATCTAAATAAGGTTGTAATTGACTACTAGGAAGATTGCGACTGTAAGCACGGATATTCATTGTATCGGTCTTCTGAGAAGCAGTTTGGTCAGTATATTCAAAAGCGTTCATTAATATATTATTATATTACCATAATAAAATAAATATAACAATATAATTTTGATTTTAATATTTTTGCTTGATTTCTTTGATTTCTTTGATTTCTTTGATTTCTTTATAAAATATATTAATTATTAAAATGTATTAGATATAATTGTCTTAATTGTATTAATAATGTGCGGTATTTTTGCTTTATTAAATTATAAAAATGAAGAGGAACCTAGTCCTGATGTAAAAGAAGGAGAAGGTGATACTTCTACTAAATCTGAGACTGAAACAACACGACCGCCAACTAATAAAAATAGTGATCAAGGGTTTATAAAGGAACAATTTGAAAAGGGGCAAAATAGAGGACCAGAATTTTCCGAAATATTGCTACATGAAGAGGATCAATTTATTCAAGGATTTCATCGTTTGGCAATTAATGGCCTTACTAGTTTGTCTAATCAACCTCTAAATATGTGGAATTGTAGTCTAATTTGTAATGGTGAAATTTATAATTATAAGAAGTTGTATGAGATTATGAATATTGAACCTGCTACACAATCTGACTGTGAGGTAATTATTTACTTATATAGAAAATATGGTATTGAACACGCAATAAAGATGTTGGATGGTGTATTTGCGTTTGTTTTGTATGATTACCAATACAATATGATTTATGCTGCTAGAGATCCATATGGTGTTCGTCCTTTATATTATTTTACATCTAAAGATGATAATGGTATAATTGGCTACGGTTCTGAATTAAAAATGCTCTGCGAAATGGCTAATGTTGAGAAGCAGCCGGTCACATATTTTCCACCGGGTTCTTATGCTCAGCATATTAGAATAGATAACACTTGGCTTATGGGTCCTATTATCAAGTATCATATTCCATCTTTTTCTTATTCATATCCTTTGGCTTTAGTTGAGAGTCAAAAGAAGACAAAAGAGGAGCTATTTAATTATTATATTACTGCTATTCACGATAAGCTTGAATCTGCTGTTAAGAAGCGATATCTTAATACAGAGAGACCAATTGCGTGTTTATTATCAGGTGGCTTAGATAGTAGTTTGATTACTGCATTAGTTCAAAAAATACACAGTAAAAATATTCCAAAGGGTTATACTAGACCTAAGATAAATTTGGAGACATATAGTATTGGATTGCCTGATTCTGAAGACTTAGCTTATGCGCGTACTGTGGCAAACTATATTAAATCAAATCATACTGAGATTACAGTAAGTGAAGATGTAATGACTGATGTTATTCCTGAAGTAATTAAAGCAATTGAGAGCTATGACGTGACAACTGTTCGTGCCAGTCTTGGTAATTATTTATTGGGTAAATTTATTTCTAGAAATAGTAATGCGAAGGTTATTTTTAATGGGGATGGTTCTGATGAAATATGTGGTGGTTATTTATATATGAATAAATGTCCTGACTCTATTGAATATGATAGAGAGACACATCGTTTATTAAAAGATATTCATATGTTTGATGTATTGCGCTCAGATAAGTGTATTTCGTCTAATGGATTAGAACCTAGAACTCCATTTTTGGATAAGGAGTTTGTGAACTTCTATTTATCTATTCCTATTGAATTTCGTAATCATAATATTACTGGAACTATGGAGAAATTCCTTTTAAGAAGTGCGTTTCAGAAGGATAAATTGCTTCCTGATGAGATTCTTTGGCGAAAGAAGGAAGCATTTAGTGATGGAGTTAGTAACAAGGGCAAGTCACTATTTACTATTTTACAAGACTTTATTGTAAAGAATTTTATGACTGAAAGTGATTTATCTCCTAGAGAAAAGGAGAAAATGTATTATAAACATATTTTTGATAAGGAGTTTCCTGAACAATCACACTTAGTGCCTTATTATTGGATGCCCAAATATATTTCAGCAGAGGACCCAAGTGCCAGAACATTGCCTTTATATGATAATGGTAAAGGTAACGATAATGATAATATTGATACTGAATCAACAACTATTAATATTGGTAAATAAATAATAAAAATGTTATAATTTATATAAATTATATATAATATATATAAATCAATGAATTATGAACTATATAAATTTCAATCACAGGCTTTTTCGTTCATTATGTATTTAACTTGGGTTCTATATTTTATTATTTTATTAGGATTGTCGGCAAATGCGCCTCAATATTTAAGCAGTCTACAATACTATATTAAAATATATGTTAGTCTCTTTCTAGTAATACGTTTTAATCCATTTAGATACCATCGTTTTACTGAATTAGATGCTCAGATTGCTTTTAGTGCCGGAATGTTCTTGCTAACTACAAGTGCTATTGATAAACTTTTAATAACTTATTTGAATGAACTGCGAGGCTATTTAGATTTTTTTAAATTGTTTTAATTCTTAAACCGTTTAACTGTCTTATTTTTAACCTTTCCTTTGTTGCCTCTATTTTTTATTGTATTATTTAATATATTGTTTGATGTATTATTTGATGTATTATTATTTATCTTGCGCTCAAAAAATACGTGTAGATGATGTAGTATCTTTTTTGACAACATTACATCTATTTCATGCTCAATTGGTGTCTTCTCTACATACGTGTAGGCATAACGGCGTAAACCCTTCATAAGACTATCCTTCATAGATGTAGGCGCATTATATGCCGTCAAGAATCGCTCAATAATGGTATCAAATGGAAGATCATATGTATACGGTTTGATATGAATGTAATAAATATTATCATTACTCATACCAGGATGAAAAACATCATCTATAAAACATATTTGTGTTGTATCAGGAATTTTAGTACAGCTAATAAAATCTTTATGTGTCTTATTATGTGTTGTGCGACATAGTTCAACGTGTTTTCCATTAACCTTAAATGCTCCAATAATTTGGTCAAATAAAGAAAACTGTAATTTATCTTCAAAATAACCTTTTATATGCTGTGCCCACTCAGGCGGGCCTTGGTTGTTAGTATATATCATTAATTTATGACAATCTTTTTCGCTTTTCTTTTGTTTTAAGAAATTTAGTATATTTAAAATATTAGGTCTTATAAACTCAGGATATAGGTCTAATAATTTATTAAAATATACTTGATCAAATATAGGAATAGGTATATTAGAATCAGCTTTATTTATTTTGTAATAATGTTTTAATGTGTCCCAAAACATACCAAATTCTACAAAATATCCTAATGTTTCATCTAAATCAAATACTACTATTTTGGACCCACAATTCATACATTATAATATGATATTATAAATTCAAAAATAAAATATTGCGCTTATTTATAGACACTAATGTCTACCGAACTAACAAACAAAGACTATATTAGTATTTTAAAATATTATAATATGACCATACCAAAGTCAAAGCGGCTTTTGAAAAAACAAGCTGAATCTATTATGGCTGAAAAACTTTGTAGATGTATTAAAAAGGTAGACAAACAAATAAAAAATGAGGCTAAATCAATTGGCATCTGTAGCAAAACATTATTTAAAAAAAGAGATTATAGTCTTAAAAAATTTACTTGTAGAAAAAACAGAACTATTAAGTTTAGCCGTTCTAGATTAAATAAAACTAAGAAAAACTAATAAGTTTATATTTTATTATAGATTGTATTAAAAATATAATAAAGTAAATATTATAAGGTAAATATAATAATGAGCACAAAATGTTATGATATTATTATTATTGGGTCAGGAATTGCCGGATTATATAGCGCATATAAAATACGGCAATTTGCGCCAGATAAATCTATATTGGTTCTAGAAAAATACAAGAAGCAGTGGATTGGTGGGCGTCTAAATAATGAGGAATTCTATGGCACTACTGTTGTTACTGGCGCCGGTATTGGACGCAAAAATAAGGACCATTTGCTACAAGAGCTACTAAATGATTTACATATTAAATATACTGATTTCAATGTGGATATTCATTATGCGAATAATAATCCAGTTAATATAAATAGTATTTTTTCTTTTTTGAAAAAAGAATATAATAAAGAACTTAAAGAGGAAAATGGACCAATTAATAAGACATTTAGACAATTTGCTAAACCATTATTAGGTGCTGCGTTATATAAAGATTTTGTTGAAACTACTGGATATAGTGATTATGAGGATGAAGATGTAAGACAAACCCTTTATAAATATGGTATGGATGATAATACAGATGATTTGGTTGGACTATATATTCCATGGCATCAGTTAATACAAACATTAGTTCATAAAATTGGCACACAATTTGTGAAGTCATCTAACAATGTATCTAGTATTAAAATGCTTCAATCTAATACTAATAATAGTAATAATAATGATACTAGTATATGTAATTTTGAGATTGGAACAGAACAAGATCATACATACTATTGTAATAAGATTATTTTAGCTACTACAATTAGTGGTATACATAAGTTACTTCCACAAGTATTAACTAAAACACAATTTAGCATTTATAATTATATAAAAGGGCAACCATTTTTGCGACTTTATGCTAAATTTCCTAAAGCTTCGGCTGAAATTATGCGAAAATATGTGCCTTCATATACTGTAGTATCAGGACCATTACAGAAAATAATACCTATGTCAAAAGAAAAAGGTGTTTATATGATTGCTTATTCAGATAATGATAGTGCTGAAGCATTAAAAGACCATTTAAAGAATACATTTAAGAATCGTATGTTCTTTTCTAAGCTTTTAGAAGATACACTTAATATACCATCTGGAACACTACAAATTACCGCATTATTAGATTTTTACTGGCCAATTGGAACTCATTATTATACGCCATTGCCTAATTATAAAAATATGCTAACTAGAAGTCAATTTATACATAAGGCTCAAACACCATTACCTAATTTGTTAGTTGTTGGTGAAGTTGTCGCTGAAAATCAGGGATGGACTGAGGGAGCATTAGAAAGTGTTGAAAAAGTAGTAACTAAGAAATGGATCCAATAATTATTGTTATTTTTTATTTTTATTTTATTTTTATTTTTTATTTAACGTCTATATTTTCTTGTTTTATTAGAACCACCTAAAGGATATCTAATTTTAGCTGTTTTATTACTACTTTTTGATTTTGTAGACCATTTACGTATTGTCTTACTTGCTGGTGATAAATTTCTTTCGCGATATTTGTTAGTTTGATTTTCAAAAAACCAATCATTTAATGTTTGTTCAGGCAACCCTTGTCTTTCTCTTTCTTTACTTATTTCTATCCATTTTTGAAATGATGGTATTGTTACCTTTCTTATTTGATATCCTAATTTGGAAATTGTATCATCATAATCACGTCGCATTAAGTTAATCTTGTCTCGTTCCATTCTTTCTTCTCTCAAACTATTAATAAGTTCTTCATTATAAGTTCTACTATTTAAATTTTCTTTGTTAGATTGTTGCTGCTCTTGTTGCTGTTCTTTTGATTTTCTTAGCATTTTTTCTCGCTCTTCTTGTTTTTGTCTTTGCTCTTTTTGATATTTTTCTTTATTTTCTAATTCTACAGCATATATCGTAAGAAAATTTTGTTTATCTTGCTCTGAAATACATTTCTTTTCGCTGTCTGTTAAAATACTTGTTCCTGTCCGTAATTCAGACATAAATGTTTTTTGTAAATAGTCTAGAAGTTTTTGGCGGAATAAAACATATTTGGGTTCAATAATTTTGTTAGTTAAAAATACAGAAGATAAATCAGTTTGCTTATTTATTCCTTGAGGAAATTGTATTAGTAATGTTTCTAGATAAGAATTAAAAAATTTTTGTTCATCTGGTGAAATAGGATTATTATCGCGTTTTTTTTGTATTATTTGAATAGCTCTTATAATATTATTTTTTTCATTTTCCATTCGTGATCCAAGTGTTTCTGCATTATTTTTTTTATTATTATTATTATTACTATTATTATTACTGTTACTAGATGATTTTGACATAATAGAAGAATTTAAGCCACCACCATTACGTTTTCTTGTATTTTTTTTATTTTTTCTAACCATTCTATTTTGTTATATACTATTTGTATAAAATTAATAATTTATAAAGATGATTACTTATAAATTATTATTACTATTTAACGACCAAACCATTGAGCTTGACCTCTAAATTTACCATAATAGAGACCAAAGTTAGCGTAAATTTGAGTAGTAGACTCTCCTAGTGACGCATAATAACCATAAATACGTCTAGCAGATCCTCCACCTGAACTGGATCCACTGGCAATTAAAGAGCCAAGGGTTTTGCTTCCATTTGCTCCTGATATTCTTAAAGTTCTTAAAGTTCCTGCGCCTCCGGCCATTTTATAATCTAACGCAATATTTTATTTTTATTTTTAGTTATTATTTTTATAAAAGTATTTATTTTATTTATTATCCTTGTAATAAATAGTATCCATGATATCCAATTGTTGACATTCCTAATAATAATAATAATTCATAGAATTTTCTGGATGTTTCTAAACCATGGTAACCAATATATACTAACAAAGGTCCAATAATTAAGAAATGTATATAATTAACCCACGCACTTAAGCCTTGTTTAAATTTATTATATGCTAAATATGCGTGATACATTGTTATAAAGATTCCTAGCACTAGTAAAAATGGAAACATTAATGATGGTATAGAGTCTCGTTTGATTCCTACATATAAAAATAGAGGACCGACTAACAAAATATGAAATAAATGAATTATTGCGTGCTTGTCTAATTTCATTATATATTATTGTTTTTTATTTTATTTTTATTATTTTCATTATATTTATTTATCAGTATTATATATAATGGCTTTTAAATATTCAAATGTTCAACATAAGCATCACGGTGTTAATAAAAAGACACATAAAGTCCATATAAATGGAAGTAATGGCTATAAATGTGTAACACATTTTTGTCGCGGTAAAAAGACACATCATTCTAAAAAGCAACTAAAAAAATGTGAAATTGATATGATTAAAAGAGGAAAATTTATTAAAGGACTATTTAAGGATTGTGAAAGGGTTAGTAGAAGCACTAGAAAAAATCGTTAATTATTATCTTCATTATCACTATCATCTGAAATATCTGAAACATCATCATCATCATCTTCTTCTTCTATATTTTTATTTTCATTTTTATTTAAAGCTAAATCATCAGTTTTACTATCATCATCTAAGTGATCTAATGCGCTTAATATTACCATTTCTTGACTTGTTAGTTTCTGAAATATAATAACATCATCCATCTTAAAATTATAATGCCGGTGCATAAAATTCTTACAAGTTATAAAAACTCCTTCATCTGCTATTTTTATATCACAAACAATACCACAGCTATTTAATGGTAAGTAATCTGGATCTGTAATTGGTATCCAACGAACAAATCCTCCATGTTTTAAATCAGGCAATTCATCAACATATTTGTAACCCTTTAGTTTTTTAAAGTATTCCATTGTAGTTTTATGGTCTAGTTTTAGCTCTTGTAAAATGCGAAGATTTAACTCATTTATTTTTTTTGTAGTAAAATTCATAATACTTTCATTTTTTGTATTATCAAGTGCTTTTTCTAGCTTATCTATGTCCAAAGAAGATTTGGCATTGTTAGTTGTATTTGTATTTGGATTCATAATAATTTTTATATAATTTATATAATAAAATAAGTTTAAATATTTTATTATATAATAATCTAATCTAAGTATATTTCAAATAATGTATAAGAATAAATTATCCTACTATTTTTGCTGTTTTTGTAATAAAAATACTAACAATACTAATAAACAAACCCAAGAAGACACTTTTAATGTCTTTGATGAAAATAATCTGACAGAAAAATTATGTAGAACACCTACATCTATTGATGTTAAAAATAAGCCTTACAGTTTAAGTAATGATATGACACTCACATTTGTTGATATTTATGGATAAGATATGGGCATCCTTCTTTGACCACCGCAAGTATGCGCTTTATCAGTCGCTTCTAATGAATCTTTATCAGTCGCTTCTAATGAAGCTTTACCATCCGCCGCCAAATGCCGACGCAAAAGCACCACCAGCATTTGCTGCCATAGGCTCAAAAGTCTCCATTCCCGGTGTAGCTGCGCCGACTAAAGGTGTATTATCTTGCTGATACATGCTATTGAAATCGGGACTAGATTGTTGTGGTAATGAGCTAATAGAAGTTGTTCCAGAAGAGCTTTGTCCCATTGAGCTTAATGATTGGTTCATAGCGCTCTGGGGTTGCTGCTGAGCAATAGGTTGTGATACCTTAACATTTCCTTGACCCTTCTTCTTCTTTTTAGTATCCTGTGGACCTTCCCAGAGTTCAATAACACGATCTGTAAGAATACTAACTTTCTCACCTATCTTTGTTTGAAGACTAAGAATAATAACTAAGAATGCCAAAATAATATTAGTAACGCTAAAGTCGCTATATTTCTCGCCGCTATATGTAGGCACAAATGTAATAATACGGTGAATAATAAGCATTCCTAGAAACATTATTACAACTTGGCCTATAATTTCTACTAAAATTTCAGGACTGCCTTTTGAGTCATCCGCTTCAGGGACATAGTTTTGTATTAATTTATTCATAATTACAATAGGAACAAGTGCCAAAACAGCATATTGAACTATATTTGACATTTCTGATTTAGACTCTTCATTGAAATTGAACACGTGCTTGAAAAAACTGGGTTTACCATTTTGTGACTTTGTTAAATCTTCTAAACTATCCATATTCCTTATATAGGGTATAATAAGAAATTAAAACTGTTTATTTACAAGTTTTATTTTTATTTATTAATTTGTAGAATACTTTTAAAATAAAAATTTTTTAAGAAATGATCTATTATTATATTTATTTGAAAGTGCTGTATTTATTTTATTAATAAGATTCACACGTTTTAATATTTTGGGTGTCATTTTTATCCAGACATTTTGATGGCCTTCTAATATTTTATAAAAATTTTTTTCCATAAGCTTATTTTTAATTTTATCATAATTACATTTATCAGGATAATCAGCTTCAAAAATTATTAATCTTAAATTATCATAAAAACTTGGATTCTCGTCAAAAAAAACCTCTAAAAATCCTTCGCAGTCTGCTACAAGCACATTAAAATTTAAATCATATTTTTTTTTAATTTCATCTAGTGAATATGATTGTATTTTTGTATTTGTATTTTCTACAAAAGTAGAACCATAACCATCTAGACAATTATCTAAATTAGTTAGATCTAATTTTTTATTACTTATAAATCCTTTAACAATATTAAACTCACAATTGTTATTTATTTTATTTTGTTCTAAAGCATTCCAAACTCTGCTATCTGGTTCTACTACAACTTGATTTTTTTTATTATTTAATTTAGAATTAATTACGCAAGAAACTGAACCATATCTGGCACCTAATTCTAAAACTACATCATTTTCTAATATATATTGATTAGCTAAATCTTGCTCTGGTTTTTCAATAAGTGTTGTATCAATTTTGTTTCCATTTAAATCTTTAATATTCATTATATATTTAATTACTATTTTATTTTTATTTATTATAAAAACAAGTTAAACATTATTTGCTTAACTTATTTACAATACAAAATAGAATGGAGACAAATACAATGAACGCTACTGTTAATAAAGAAGAAGAACAATATTTAAACTTAATTAGAGAAATTCTAGACCGAGGCACTTGGGAAGAGGGTCGCAATGGAAGAACAAAGAGTATTTTTGGAAGCTCAATGCGCTTCTCATTAGAAAATGGCAAAATTCCTATATTAACTACTAAGAAGACGGCTTGGAAGACTTGTTTAAAAGAGCTTCTATGGTTTATTCGTGGCAAAACGGATAATAAATTACTACAAGATCAAGGAGTTCATATTTGGGATGGTAATTCAACTAGAGAATTTTTAGATAGTAGAGGCCTATGTCATTATGATGTTAATGAGCTCGGACCTATCTATGGATTCCAATGGAGAAAATTTAATGCGCCATATATTACCAAGACTGAGCAACATATTGCTGAACAATTTGTAGGAGGTGTTGAAGCATATAACAATCATTTTTCTAAAAATAATAAAGAAGGTGTTGACCAGTTACAGCAAATTATTGGTGCTCTAAAGGATCCTAAACAGCGGACTAGTCGGCGCTTGATAATGACTGCTTGGAATCCTTGTCAGCTTGATGAAATGGCTTTACCCCCGTGCCACATTATGTGCCAGTTTAATGTCCATGATGGCAACAAATTAAGCTGTATGATGGTCCAGAGGTCGTGTGATTTTTTCTTAGGAATTCCTTTCAACGTCGCATCATATTCGCTCTTAACACATTTGATAGCTAAACATTGTGGACTAGAAGCATATGAATTTATTCATTTTATGGGTAATTGTCATTTATATGAAAATGCTATAGATGCTGCTAAATTACAAATTACGAGAACACCATTTTCGTTCCCAACAGTTTCAATTAAACAAGTAAGAGAAAATATTAATGATTACCAGGTAGATGATTTTATTATAGAAAATTATCAAAGTCACGAAGCAATTAAAGTGGCAATGGTTGCTTAAATACATTTACTGTAGCATACTTATCTGTGATTTTAAATAATTATTAGAACAACTCTCAACTAACAAACCATTGGCATAAATTCCATAATTCATATTTTCGTTATCATTTTGTAAAGCCAAATGATAAACTGTATATTGCCCTTGTATTTCATGAACAACAGAATTGTTGTCAACAGCAGCAGGTAAATGATACTTATTGTCTGTTTTCTTAATAATACCATACATCTTTAAAACACTTTGTTTTTGTTCATCTGATACAAATTCATCAACTAATATAGCATGTCTACCTGTAATAATAAGATCTTCAATTAATCCATTGTCTTCTGTTTTACAATATTTATATAACTGGTCAGGAACTCTGTCTTCTATTGCTTCGTGAATTATTTCTGTTTTACCAATTACTGTAATAGGCTTTAATCCGTGACTAAATGTTTCAACTAAATCGCCTTCTTTTAAATTACGTATAGGAATATATCCATTGCTTGTAAGAATTTTTGTATCATCTCTGAAACAAATAATAGGTTCTGAAACATAAACACGTTTATTATATATTACATTAGAATCCTCACTATATTTATTTATACCATTATCATCATTAAAACTTCTTATTTTTACTGAAATAATTGAGTTATTTGTTAATCCACTAATAGTAAAAGGACTTGTTGTTGTAGCTGGATTAAGAAGAGTAAATTCATTAAATACAGAACTAGTACCACCATATATACTATAAGAGTAAGCATAATTTGTCACACTTGTGCTTGATGCTGGTTGTGTAAAATTTACTATAGCTGATTGATTATATGCCGTAATACTTGTAATTGTTGGCTTTTCAGGAGGAAAATAAACAGTTGCTGAAACACCCACAGAAGCATTACTTGATCCGGCACTATTAATTGCTTTAATTGAAAATGTGTAAGTAGTTCCAGATGATAAACTAGTAACAGGAATAACTAGAGGACTAGTAAATTGTGCTGGACTACACGCTGTATAAGTAGTTCCATCTGAACTATAAGAATAGTTTGTAATTGTAGCATCAACTGGTGATTGTGTAAAACTGATTGAAATTGTTGGACTTTGGAGTTTTGGTGAAACACTATTAATACTTGTAATAGTTGGTGAATCAGGAATAACAAATGGAGCACTATAAAGATAACTATCAGCCAGTTGATATACATCTGTCATAATTGTCCCGTCTGTTTTTAACATTTTTGTAAATGTAAGTTGTTCTGTAACATCATTAATAAGACCTAGTAGGCCAAAAGTATTTGTGCCTGCAATTAAAACTGTGCCATCTGTTAATAATAGCTGTGAAAACTGTCCGGTAGGGGTTCCACCCTCTCCAGCATATAATGCTCTACACTTTATATTTGAATTTGTTGCTGGATTATATATAGTTTGAAATGTAGTTGTTGAATTTTTAGTTCCATTTCCAAATGGTCCGTAGGTATTACTTCCTGTAGACATTACTGATCCATCTGATAATAATATAAGTGTAAACCCTGTAGCTGTTATACATGATACACAAGTTATATTAGAATTTATTGATGGATCATATATTTTTACAAATGAGGTTTGTTGTGTAGTATTTCCTAATCCTAATTGAGAAGTATTATTTCTACCAGCTCCCCATAATGATCCATCTGATAATATTAGAAACCCGTGACTACCAATAGCATATATATTTGTACATGTTAACCCACCAGATGGTGTATATATTGTTGTCCAAGAAATTCTTCTAGTAGTATCACCTAGTCCAAGTTGTCCATATGTATTACTACCTGTAGCCATTACAGAACCATTTTCTAATAATATGAATCCAAATCCTCCCGATTGAGAAATTTTTGTACACTTTACATTTGAAAAATTTGCTGGATTATAACTAACTTCAAAAGATAATCTAGCTCCACTAGTAAATCCAAGTCCTAATTGTCCATTATCATTAGCTCCAGTAAACATTGTAGAACCGTCATCTAGTAATAAAACTGTAGGACCTAGACTATCACCAGCAGATATAGCTACACATTTTTTATTTGAGTTAGTTGTTGGATCATATACTTTCTTAAAAGTTGTTATATCTCCAAGACCAGAACCGCCAGCAAACTCACCAGCAGCATTTTTTCCTTTACCCCAAACAGAACCATCACTTTTTAATATAACACTAAATTGTTCACTCCCTCCAATACTAATATATTGCGCATCATTAATATAAGTATATTGTAGTCTATTATTTATACCATTATTAATTCCCATTTGTCCAAGAGCATTGGTTCCTGTAGTCCTTAATGTGCCATTAGCCATTAATAATATTGTTGTATTAGGTAATGTATATGCTTTTACACATTTTAAACCTGAGTTTACTGATGGATCATATAGTGTTCTAAATGTTCTACGAATAGTTCCTGTTAATATTGTTCCATCTCCTAATTGACCTAAACTATTAGCTCCAGCACATCTAACTGAACCATCTTCTAAGACTAATACTGTGTGCGCGCCGCTGTTAGATGTTGATACACATTTTATATTTGTATTGCCTGTTGGATCATAAATTTTTATAGGATTTGCTTGAGCAGTAGTATTATTAGTTCCTAATTGTCCATTTGAATTAGTTCCCTGTCCCATAACACTGCCATCATTTAATAACCACACAAATGTATCTGTAGTATATCCTACTGACAATTCTGTAGGCTTAAAAGATTCAAAATTATAATTAATTTGAATAAACTCTGCCGCAGTATTAACTGTTTTTAATAAAAGTCCACTACTCAGGACGTATGCTGTAAATGTACTTGTACAAACTATATCTGCTACTGATTCGGCGCCATAAAACAAATTTGCTGTAAACGGAATATGCCAGGTTAGCTGTCTTGTGGCAGCTCCATAATAGATTTGACGAACATTATTACTTCCAACAGCTCTAGGAATTCCATCCGAACCAATTATATGAGTATGGGGACTAGAGCCTCTGGCTGTCCTAAGTTTAATACATGCTGTAGTTGGATATTCCGCATTTGGCCATGTTTTTATAAATGTATTTCTACTTGTCTGATTTCCCGTTCCTAAACAACCATTTGTATTATTTCCAGTGCCCCAAACTGAACCATCTGCTAATAGATATAATGTATGACTATCACCACACGCTAGTGCTGTACATTTTATATTTGAATTGTTTGCCGGATTGTAAACTTTTGTAAATGCCGTGTATAAAGTATTATTTCCTGTTCCTAATTGTCCACTTGTATTTAATCCAGAAGCCCAGACTGATCCATCAGATAGTAAATATACTATATGCCCAACACCACAATCTACAGCTATACATTTAATACCAGAATTATTTACTGGATTATATATTTTTGTAAAAACAGTTATACTTACTCTATGTCCAAGACCTAATTGTCCACTTGTATTTAGTCCAGTTCCAAATAATGAACCATCGGCATATAATAGAAAAGCATTATCATTAGCACCAAAATATGTATAATTACCTGATACATTTGGTACTAGTGTAAAATTTATATACTGATTTTTAAATACATCGGAAAAAATTCCAACAGTTGAATAAGGATTATTTCCACAACTATATAATTTATAATCCCTAGCCATAACAACTGTTCCTGTTAAAGATGTACCTAAAATAAACTGATAATTAGTAATATTATTGCTAAAATACTTTCCAATTAAATTTGTATTGTTAGATTCTAAAATCCAGTTTCCGCCTAAATTTGATGATCCAGTATTGTCATTAGATGAATTAATATTTATTTGTAGCTCATTTCCTAAATGTTCTATTACATAGTCCCAATTTTGATTAATATTTATGCTACAACCCATTAAATCTAATGTATTAATTCCTAATGTGGTTTTGAAATATGATAATAAAGATTTATAATCTGACCAAGTGTCTAAATTAGGATCTTCTGAAGATATATTTGTTAGTGTTGAAACTGTAAACGAGCGAAGAAATTGATATGAATCTGTATCATAATTCTCTTGAAAAATACCAATGCTTTCATATGTCTTTACAGGTATTTTAGCAATGACTGATTCACGTGTATCATTGTTAAAGTCAAAAATTACATAATCTACATTTTCTAGTAATGAATCTGTAACAGTTTGAACGTCATTAACGCGATTATCAATTAACAACAATTGCATTGTATATATTTATATTTGATATAATATTTTTACGCTAATTTTTATGCATTATGATAAGATGCGTAAAGTATTTAGAAACAAATTATTATTAATAATTATATTTCCAAATGAGCGCAAATAGAGCAGTACAAGCAGCACAACGCAGACGAGCTGGAGGTCCGGAACCCGCCGCCCCTGGCCGAGGACCTCAACCATCTATTAATTCATCACAACTTTTTTCTCAAGGCCAGCAAGGTCAAATGAGACCCGGAACTAATGGACGTTTAGCAGGCCAACAGGCCCAGTTACAACAGCAGCAAATGCAGCAACAAATGAAACAGCAAATGGCTGAGTCCCAACAAGACCAGGGACTCGCAAGTGTTAACCGAATGACTTTAGCGCAAGCAATTACATTAATTACCTTACGTTTAGGCAAAGTTGAAACAGTTTTACAAGAGCAAGACCGTTCTCAGTTTTCTAATTCTGGTTTAGACAGTGGTATTATTGATGTTATTATGTCGCGATTAGAGGCGCTTGAGACACAATCTCAGAGCCAAAATCAGAACCAAGCATCTAGTTCTATTTCTAGTAGCGTAAGTTCTTTAGAAGTTACTGCTTTGAAACAGAGCACTGATGTTCTTAAGACTGCTATTTCTCAATCTAAATCATCTCATACATCATTATTAAATGATCATAAGGCTTTGAAGCAAGAGGTTGAAAAGCTAAAGGCTGAATTGGCATCATTACAGAGCTTAACTATGGAGAATAATCAGCAAATTGTAAAACTCAGTTTGGCTGTGGATTTAGATGGTCAAGAAGCTAACGCTAACTTAGAAGATGGTGCTGAATTAGAAGATTTAGATAATGATGGTGAAAATGTAGATACTGATGGCACTGATAATGATGAAATTGTTGGAACTGATTTGAAGGACTTGATTGAGAAGGAACTTAAACTATAAATAGATTCTATTAATTTTTATCCTTTATAAAAAAGACTTAAATATAAATTATAATTTTATAACAGATTTATAATTTATACAAAATGGAATTAGTTGTTGAACCTGATATTTATAACCCAAGTATTAATGATAATGGGTTATATGTAGACAAAGTGCCACCATTTAATTATATAAAAAAGGGTCTTGTGTGTCCTTGTGGTTCACGAAAAGATAAAATATATGAAACCCATAGTGTATTTGTCGCACATACAAAGACAAAAGCACATCAAAAGTGGCTTGATGGTCTAAATTTAAATAGATCTAATTTTTATGTAGAGCTTGAGAAAGCAAAAGAAGTTATTTCTAATCAGCGACTAATTATTGCGAAACTGGAAAAAGATGTAAATAATAAGATTATGACTATTGATTATTTAACGCAACAGCTTCATAAAGCAAATACAAATTCTAATAACAATACAAGTTCTACTTCTAATGTAAATAATTTGTTAGATTTTGATTAGATATCTAATAAGATTTTATTATTATTATTATTATTATTATTACTAAAAACATATTAAACATTTTTATTCATTATTATTTACTTAGTATAATAATGAAACTAACAATTGAAAACAAAAGCAAATTAGAAATGTTTGTAGCTATATTTCAGCTATTAAAAAATTGGGGTTCCTATTTGAGTCTACAATTTGAATTAGACCAGTTATATATTCAGTCTATGGATAAGTCGCATATATGTTTATCTAGCATTATTATTAAAGCTGTTTGGTTTTCTGAATATAAAGTAGAAACGGCTACAAATATTACAGTTGATGCTGCCAGTTTCTCAACTATGATGAACTATGCGCTTAAGCATAATCGTGTTGAAGTTGTCTATGATGAGTCGGGTAGTTCAGATAAATTGTCTATTAATTTACTAAATAGTGCCGAAGCAAAAGTGAAAGATAATTTTGACCATTTCTTTGAATTGCCACTAATGGATGTTGAACATGAGACACTTTTGATTCCAGAAGTAGATTATGATGTTGAGTTTACAATGGATGCTAAGAAATTTGGTGAGCTAATTTCAGAACTGATGGTATTTGGATCTAATTTAAATATTATTTGTACCGAGGAACTATTAGAGCTAAATGCGTCTGGTGATTCGGGAAAATTAAAGGTAAATATACCAATTGACAGTTTAAATGAGTTTGCTATTTCAGAGGGGGAGAAACTGGATATTACTTATAGTTTAACACATATTGGTAAGATGTGTTTATCATCAAAACTTGGAGCAGAAGTTAGTCTAGGAATTAGTGATGAATATCCGATGTCGCTGAAATACAGTTTAGGCGAAGATAGCTCAGTTGCTTTCTTTATAGCGCCTAAAATAGCTGATTAGTGCTTCGTTATACTTTGTATTTTAAATTATTATTTTTATGTAAATATGTTAGAAATAATAATAGGTTTTTTTGTATTTTGTATTATTTTATTTTTTTATTTACACATTCATTTTCATTTAAAAACAAGTAATGATCTGGAGATATATGAGATTGAGCAAGCATCCAAAGACAAAATGGAAGAAATATGTGACTTAAGGCAACCTGTATTATTTGATTGTGATGAAGATACTGAGAAAATTACCAAGTCAACTAACAAATCATATTTGCTTGATAACTATCCCATATTTGAAGTCAAAATTCGTGAATCAAATACTAATACTATTAATGAAAATGGCACACAGGACAATATATTGCTTCCACTACCCCTACATATTGCGACAAAATTATTTGCTGAGGATAAAAATGCGACCTACTTTAGTGAAGGTAATATGGACTTTTTAGCAGAAACTGGAGCGCAAAAAAATATGTCATATAATGATGAATTCCTGAGACCATTTCTCGTCTCAAATTGTAACTATGATGTGTTGATGGGGTCTACTGGAGTGAAGACGCCACTACGATATGAAATCAATTATAGAAACTACTTCTTAGTTACACAGGGCTCTATAAAAGTAAAGTTATTTCCACCAAAGAGTAGCAAATATTTGTATCCGGTTAAAGACTATGAGAATCTTGAATTTAGATCTCAAGTAAATCCATGGGAACCACAACCCAAATTTAGAGCTGACTTTGACAAGGTTAAGTGTCTTGAAATTGTGTTAGTTCCCGGTAGATTTTTATTTATTCCCGCTTATTGGTGGTATTCATTTAAGTTTGCTGAAAATACAAGTGTTAGTAGCTTTAAATATAGAACTTATATGAATAATATAGCTATTAGCCCGCATATTTTTATGTATGCTTTACAGAATCAAAATGTTGAGCGAAAGACTGCTAAGCAAATTGATATCAAAAGTTTGAATCAGAGTCAGAATCAGAATCAGAATGAAATAGAAACAGATGTAAAAACTCAAAATGAAATAATTGTAACTAATAATAATAATAATACAACTGATATCAGTACCATAAATAATATTTTACCCGATATTATTGAAACCCAAGGAGTTTTTTTAAATTCTGAAACTTTGGATAACGGAGTTACAAATATACAAAAAATTGATTAATAAAATTATATAAAAGTTTAAAAGCATATTATATAATCTATTCTAATTAAAAATAAAATGTTATACAAGATTGTAATTGAAGATCGGAATTATACTAAATGGCAACTTTATGAAGCGCCAACATTAACGCCTTCTACAATATCCGAATTTGACCCTGCCGCGAATCATCTGTTTTCAAATGATGTGTTTGAACACAATGCGAGTAATGGGCTTGTTGAAATAATTCACAGTTCTACCAGAGTTGTAGAAAATATTCCTGCTGTGCTTATTTTAGCCGACAATAAGACTTATGGTCGTCATCCAATAAATAATAAACTTATGTATAAATGTATTCCTGATGATGTTCGATTACCTATATTTCTAGTTCCATATGAACTAAAGCACGTTGGTTTTTCAAAAGTGTTTGTAAATCTATATGTAACAATTCAATACAAAGATTGGATGACAAAACACCCCATCGGTTCATTAACACAAGTTATTGGTCAAGTTGATACATTAGATTGCTTCTATGAATATCAGTTGTATTGTAAAAGTCTAAATGCGTCTATTCAGCGCCTACAAAAAGAGACATCCAAAGCGATAAAGGAAAAGGACGCAACTAATGACGCATTTATAGAGAGCATTTGTGCTAATGCCGGAATTGAAAGCCGCATTGATTGGCACATATTCACAATTGATCCTAAAGGCAGTTTAGATTTTGACGATGGATTCAGCATAAAACAGCTAGACAATGGTAACACACTTGTCAGCATTTATATTGCGAATGTGACCATCTGGTTGGATGCGCTAAACTTGTGGCAATCGTTTTCCAAACGCATCTCTACAATCTATTTGCCAGATAAGAAGCGCCCAATGTTGCCGACTATTTTGTCGGATTGTTTATGCTCGCTACAGGCTAAAGCAAAACGGGTTGCGTTTGTTTTGGATATGGAAGTTTCGGCGCCTGATAATAATCAATATGGAAATGTTCAAATTGTCTCATATAAGTTCTCTAATTGTCTTGTAAGAGTTGCTAAGAATTATGTTTATGAAGAGCCAGATTTGCTAAAGAATAAACACTATACACAACTATTTGATATTGTATCGCAACTTTGCTACAAAACAAAATATGTTAAAGGTATACGAGACAGTCATGATGTTGTGTGCTATTTAATGGTTTTAATGAATTATACGTGCGCTAAAGAAATGCTTGCTAAAAAAGTTGGCATATTTCGTTCCTCTTTAATTAAAAAAGATGGCATTTTGCTATTGAGTAAAGAGAAAGAGACAGATGTGCTACCGGATGATGTATTACATTTTATTAAGATATGGAATAGCACATCGGGTCAATATATTGATATTTCTGCTGATTCTGAAGTTAGTATTAGTCATGATTTACTTGACTTGGAAGCATATATACATATTACGTCGCCCATAAGACGATTAGTAGATCTTCTGAATATTATTAAGTTTCAACAAACATTTGGATTACATAAATTATCCGATGGAGCATTAATATTTTATGACAATTGGCTGAAAGAATTGGAATATATTAACACGACAATGCGTGCGATTCGGAAAGTCCAGATTGATTGTAATTTGCTGAATTTATGCTTTAATAATCCGGATATTTTGGAGCCACACTATGACGGGTATTGCTTTGATAAATTAGAGCGCAATGATGGACTATATCAATATATTGTATTCTTACCAGAGCTTAAGATTACATCACGGGTTACACTGCGTGAGAATTTAGACAACTATGATAAGAAGAAATATAAACTGTTTATATTTACTAATGAAGATAAGATGAAGAAGAAAATACGACTACAATTGATGTAACAATTAATGTAACAAATAAACTTAAAGATATTATAAAATATTTATATTATATGTCTAATAATGTTACTTCTACTTCTAGTATTGCCATTAATGATTCTAATAACACTAGTACAGAATCTGCTACAACTAATTTGGGTCAGATTATGAATAATATTAGCGCAAATTTAAATCCCAAGACTTCTGGAGAAGGGCTTAAAATGCTGAATAAACCTGATGAAATAATTGCTAGATTACAACAAGGGTCAAAACAATTTGAGAGACAGGTTGGACGACAAATGACTTACTCTGAGATGCGACAGATGTTTGGATAAGACTTGTAAACTTCTATATGAAGTAACAGATAAGCTTTTAGATTTTTGGATATTTATTTTTTTTATATACATATAATATGGAATTATCAAATAAAGAAGAAACAGAAGTACATTCTAAAATGAGAAAATTAAATTTTAATAAATTTATGAGAATTATAAGAGAAAATATACCTCCAGCAACAGAGAGAAAAGGATTTTTAGAACCATTAATTGAGTATACAATAAAAGTAGCAAAATCGGGAACAGAAAAAAGTTTTTTTAAAAAAACAGGTGAACTAATAGAAATAAATGAGGTCATTAAAAGATATATTCAAAATTGGGGTCCTGAAGGTGCTAAAGCAGTTAAAGATGTTGTAGCTTTTGTTATGGAACAACCAGATGAATTTAAAAAAAGATATATTAGCAATTTTACGTATGATTGTATGAATGCTTTTCCTGAAGAAGTTGGTAACTCAAGAAAAAGTTGTCCACCAGGACAATATGAAAGAATATACTTAAATATGGAAGGCGTTTTAGGATCATTTTGTTTGGGAAATGAAACATGTCCTCCACTCTATAAAAAATTATATAGTTGTTTTAGAAAAATTACACGTGATGATATAAATGATTTATTTTTAGAATGGTTTAAAACACAAAATGTTGATACAGATAATTTTGATGAAATGTCTAGTAGAGAACAAGAAAATTATATTAATTTAAAAAGTAGAGAGTTTAAAGATTTTGTTACTGGAAGAATAGGTAATGAAGAAAATATAGATGAATATATTACACAACATTTTAGAGGCGCTTATAGTATAGGTAAAGGTAAAAAGAAAAGAAAGATAATAAAAAGAAAGACAATAAAAAGAAAGACAATAAAAAGAAAGACAATAAAAAGAAAGACAATAAAAAGAAAAAGGAAAACAATAAAGAGGAAATAAAATAATTTTTGACATTTTGAGAAATGCGTTTCATAAGTTATGAAATGTCTAAAAGGTGTAAAAAACTTGTAAGATTTATATAAAATATTATTATAATATATAAATGTCACGAT